CTATTTTGTAGATATACATAAAGAAACACCAATATGGGTTGGTAAGACAGTGCACAATAGTCATATAACATTACTAATGAACAAAGAATCACGTTCATGGACTTTAATAGAATATGATGCTAGAATAGCATGTGTGTTGGGTGCTGGAGAAGAAAAGACGGGAAGCAGTCCCAATATTTAATTTTAGGAGCGTAACATGGAATCACATAATTGCAGAATGTGTGAGGCAGATTTTTCTGTCGAAGGTTTTAATATAGACGAAGAGATAATGTACTGTCCCTACTGTGGCTCAGTAATTGATCCTGAATTAGATAGTGAGTTTGATGAAGACTTTTATGACGAAGATAGATTAGACAATTGATGTGGACTTTTGAAGATGGACCAATTACAATGATCCCAGAAGGGTGTTATGGGTTCGTCTACAGAATAATCAACACAGTATCTGGTCGTGAGTACATAGGAAAGAAACTGTTCTGGGCTATGAAGACTAGACAGGTCAAGGGTAAAAAGAAAAGATTCAAGGTAGAGTCCGACTGGCAAACATACTACGGATCTAATGAAGAATTGCAAAAAGATATTGAAATAATTGGAGTAGATCACTTCAAACGTGAAATACTAAGATTATGTAAGAACAAGGGTGAGTGTACATACTACGAGGCGAAGTATCAGTACCAGTTTGATGTTCTTACAAACCCAACTAAATATTACAATTCATGGATCATGTGCAAAGTGCATAGGAAACATTTACAACTAAACACCGCGGGGTAACTCAGGAGTAGAGTGCCGGGCTCATAATCCGGATGTCGGTGGTGCGAATCCATCCTCCGCAACCCTTGAGTCGAAGTCAAGACTCGAACTCTTATAAATAAGTACATGGAGAAAACTTTATGTACTACACAATTTACAAGATAACAAACCAAATTGACGGCAAGATCTACATTGGATCACATAAGACCAAAGATTTGAATGACAGCTACATGGGATCAGGAAAGTATCTGAAACATGCTATTGAAAAGCACGGAATTGAAAACTTTACAAAAGATATTCTGTTTGTATTTGACACACCAGAAGAAATGTATGCAAAAGAGGCAGATATAGTTAAGGATGACTTTTTAGCTCTTGAGAACACCTATAACCTAAAGACTGGTGGATTTGGTGGATTTGATTATATTAATGAGCAGGGTCTACAGGGGTTCACTGACATAGAGACAGCCAAGTTAGGGCGTTCAAGGACAAACCAGATTCTTGAAAATAAGTATGGGCCAAATTGGAGATCTTTGTATTTGTCACCTGAACGTCGAGTAGCAGCATCTAAAAAAGGCGCTGAGACGAGAAAGAGACGAGGGTACAAATCAAATACCAACCAAATGAACACGCCAGCCGCTGTTGAAAGAAAGAAACAAAAACTTAAAGAGATAAAGCATCAGCAAGGTGATCGAAATTCTCAATTTGGTAAGATTTGGATTACGGATGGTGTTAGTTCAAAATCCATTTTTAAAGACGATTCCATGCCGGATGGTTGGTATCGAGGTAGAGTGATCACATCGAAAAACAGTTATTAAAATTCATTATGAATAATCCTATTGCGCAAACTAAATCTAGAAACGGTACATTCATTCATTTTCAAAATGATGATCCAATTGGTGCTTGTCTTCACTACTACGGTGAGTGGGCTCAACAAGAAATTGACTTTTTTGATGGAATATTAACAGAGTCTTCCAACGTAATTGATGTTGGAGCTAACATTGGTACTCATACAATCTTCTTTGCTAAAAAATGCAATAAAGGTAATGTAATCGCAATTGAGCCTCAGATTTACATATTTGAGATGCTTGCAGCTAATATTCTCATCAACGGTTGTTACAACGTAATTCCAGTTAATGCTGGTGCTGCAAGCGAACCTGGTGCTATCAAAATGGTTAACATCGATCCATTTCAAGGTGAGAAGGTCAACTATGGTGAGTTTAAACTTAACTCTGGTGCCAAAAAGGGTGTCAATACAAACCTCATAGCACTTGATTCTTATGTTGATCTTGAACCGTTTACCTTGATTAAACTAGATGTTGAGGGATATGAAGTAGACGTCCTTAACGGTGCCACTAATCTACTTGAGAAACACAAGCCGTTTTTGTATATTGAATTCAATAACAAGGGTGGGAACGATCCGTTGTTAGAGAAGATATATGAACTTGATTACATCCCGTACTGGCACATCTACACCAAACATAACCCCAACAATACCAATGGTCAAACAAAGAATGTATGGGAACCAGATAACTATCAAATTGATCAATCTAATCTTGATTTAAGATACGAGGCGAATGCTTTTTGTGTTCATAAAGATACATTGCAGCCAGAAGGACTCACCAGGATTAAGCTGAGAGATAGTATTACAAAGCAATTGTTTGAAGCTAATTTGTTGTAATTATCTGCTTGTCTTTTTTACACGCTCGTTGATGTTTGATTGACACATAGCACCTGTGTTATAAGTGACTTTATGAACCTTTCTATGGTCACCATCTGAGCAAGTGTACTCACAGACCTGGTGACCTCTTTCGTCCCTAAACTTATCAGATAGATGACAGGTAGTTGTAACTATCTCATACGGCTTATTAGGCTTGCCAGCTACGGTAACTGGAATGTTGAAGTTGATGTTGATTTTCTCTGGGACGAGCGGAGCTACAACCGTGACAACAGCTGCAATACCCAATAATGTTTTCTTTGTTAACATTACCAATATTCCACCAACTGTCTTAGTAAATAAAAAAACAATAATAAGGCAATAATACCGTCAAACACGACTAAGACCATCAAGAAGATGATCTCGATTGTCATCTAGTTTTCTCTTTCTAATTGCTTTCTTCGTTTTTCTAGCTTTTCTTGAGTCTCTTGAATCTCTAGTAATTCAAGCTTTGTTCTATATTCCCTAGCACTACTTGTATTTAGCTTAGGCCATCTCTTTTGAGCATCGTATGAGATGTATATGAACAAGCCCATCATAACAAACACTACGATAAGGAAACCAATACCAGCAGCAATATCAAGCTGGTAATGTCTCATCCTATCAGTTCTTCGTTTAGCCTTGATAGCATCCTGTTGCATTTGTTTAGCAATGAGAATCTTTTGCTCAGCGCCTAAAGCTCTAGTCATCTTTTCAACATCAGTGAATAGTGCACCAAGCTCGGGTGGGCTTTGGTATATCATTAGCTCACGAAGCTCTGTACCCATTGCCTCTAATTGCTTTTGCATTAGGACACGTTGGAGGGCTCGTTTAGCAAGACTTGCGTCACCAGTATATACAGTGGTCTTACTTTTTATTTCTTCTTGTTCCAGAACTGCAAGACACTTGAAGTAGTTGTCATAGTATGCACCGAGAGCTTCACCAATCTCTGTATAGATATTTGTTGTCTCGCCACTGCGTTTGTTCAATTCAACGACGCGACTTTTTTCTTCTATTAGTTGTTTTTTGGCTTCAGGACTAGCTGGTTTGTCCTGATGCGCTTTATTGAATTGGTCGTCAAGGTCCTTCAGTACTCCCTTGACGTCCCCAGCAGCACTCTTAATGTCTTTATAGAGTTGGCATCCTTTTTTAACTGCAGCAACAGCTCCGTTTGCCAAAGCAAACAGTGTAAATGGATCCATTTTAGGTCATGAGTAGTTCCCATGACGAAATCAATCTAGACATTAAGTATCTCCAATTTGTTGACATTGAAAGGATTATGATGTACAATCAAATCCTCTATTTCCTGATATTTATGCATTCTGAAACGCATATATAATAAACCTTAATCTTATTAATGAACTAACATGGAACTTAAAATGGAAACAAATGAGCTTGCCCAGAACGCAAAGGGTGGCACAGAGCTTATGCAAGAAGCTCTATATAACCAACTACCTGAAGACCTGTTACAGTACTTTCAAATCATACCTTCTCGCGTTCGTGAAGTAGATGATAGCAAGATTAAAATATATTGGCTTCATGATTTACCGGGTGACCCTGAATCTGAACACTTGAAGCAAGGTGGATGGAATAAGTTTGATAAGTTGGTGTTTGTGTCCAACTGGCAAATGCAAGCATACCAGAAGCATTACGGTCTTCCTTGGCATAAGTGTGTTGTTCTTCACAACGCAATCGAACCAATTCCGTATGTTGAAAAACCAAAAGACAAGATCAAGCTGATTTATCATACAACACCTCATCGTGGCCTCAACATCCTGGTCTCAGTGTTTGACAATTTATGCAAAGAGTTTGACAACATTGAGCTTGAGGTGTACTCCAGCTTCAAGATATACGGTTGGGAACAACGAGACGAGCCATACAAAGAGTTGTTTGACTATTGTAGAGCTCATCCAAAGATCAACTATCACGGATCTGTTCCTAACTCTGAAATCAGAACAGCACTTCAACAAGCCCACATCTATGCATATCCCAATATCTGGCAAGAGACGTCATGTATCAGTCTTTTGGAAGCAATGTCAGCTGGTTTAATGTGTGTCCATCCAAATTATGGTGCGTTGTACGAAACATCATCCAACTGGACTTGGATGTATCAGTGGCATGAAAACACAAAAGACCATGCTAAGATCTTCTATGAGTTGACTTCTAATGCAATTAGGTTGTACAATCACGAAGATACAGCCAAGACACTACAAACTCAAAAAGCATATACTGATGCATTCTATGGTTGGCATAATAGAAAGAATCAATGGCGGAACTTACTTGTATCAATGTTAGCAGATCACAAACGAATTAATTATCCACTAAAATGATTCTCGTAGACTTCAATCAGGTTTGTATATCTAACCTGATGGCTCAAATAGGTAACCATACCGAGTTAGCCGTGCAGGAGGATCTTGTTCGTCACATGATCCTCAATTCACTTCGTCTATACAAACAAAAGTTTGGTGTAGTTTACGGTCCTATGATTATTGCTTGCGATGATAAGAATTACTGGCGCAAGTCATTATTCCCCTACTATAAGGCTGGTCGCAAGAAGATGAGAGAAGATAGTGATATTGATTGGTCTTCTTTGTTTGAGATACTTAATAAAATAAGACAGGAGATTAAAGATAATCTTCCTTACATTGTTCTTCATGTAGAGACTGCTGAAGCAGATGATATCATTGCAACTCTTGCAATGGAGACAACAGAGGATGTCCTTATTCTCTCAGCAGACAAGGACTTCATTCAGCTGCATAACCCAAGAGTAATTCAGTTTGATCCTATTCGCAAAAAAAATATCAAGGTTGATAGACCTGACCTTTATTTGAAAGAGCTTGTAATAAGAGGTGATAGTGGAGACGGTGTTCCAAATGCAATGTCACCTGATAATACATTAGTTGATGGCATTAGACAAAAGAAAATAATGAAAGCCAAGCTAGACGAGTGGGTGAAGTTGGATTGGGATCAGTTGTTTGAAATCCCTGAATTCAAGATTGGAATTGTAAGAAACAAGAAGCTGATTGACTTGACAGAGATTCCTGACAATATTACTAATGCTATTCTTGAGCAGTATAACCGATCACGTGATAATCCCAAGAAAATAAATATTATAAATTACTTTCAGCAACATAAATTATCTTCGTTAATGGAGAATGTAAATGACTTTTTATAGGAAATATGATGAAACTAGGTCTAGCTGAGATACTTAAGAAAACTTCTGAGTTTGAGAAGAAGCAAGAAAAAA